TCACTTCAGCGGGTAGTCATCAAACTCACCATAACGCACTTCGTTGATGATGTACGTGATCACCAAAAATATCGCATCCGGACTAGTTCCATCTTCATGCGCAGGCATATGTTCATGCCTACCTGTCTGCAAACCAGTAATAAGCCATTACAGGGTGATAGTGATGCATCAACTACGTTAAGCGCAGAGAAATGATGCAATGGTGGGCGGACTGGATTGATGAAAAGGTGGGGTGATCCACCTTAACCACTATCGAAGAGCACAAAGCCTTGCAATCCAGTGCAAAGCTTTGTGTGTCTCAGTTTTGTCTCATCGGTAATTATGTGTTCGCTACGATGCAAGAATCCATACCAATAAGCATCCGATAATTGGGAAAGAAAAATCCAACAGACTTCCCACATCCCACACGCGTGGATCAAAACCTCCCCACCACGGCATGTTGATGCGTTTCCCTTTCCCAAACTTTTCTATCCAGCGATATTCTGCCTGGGTGTGTTCACGCGCAATGAAGAACGTACAACCAGCTATCGATCCGTAAGCCCAGTTTCCGGTAAAAAGACCAACCAGAACTTGTGCGACAACAGCGCAAAGTGCGTGAAGAATTGGTGTTATATCAACTTCTATATTCATCATAAATAACTCATTCGATTTTCACAAATAAGCCGCCAACAAGAAGACGGCATTAACATTAAAATAATTATATATGATGCTATTCCTCAATACCTAACCTGCTTGAAACCTCCGGCATAACAGTAACCTGAAGGGTTTTTGATGAATCTGTGTTTTTAATTGCTATGCTGATATTGTCAGAAGTGCTGTTATTGTTTGACACTGTTATAGAGTTTGCATCCACCCCGAGTTTCGAATAAGCATCAGCAAAACTAAGACCAACACTTCCACCAACAACTCTATATGAACCATCAATTCTGAATGACGATATATTGTTATTGCTAACATCTCTAATTAGAACCCATATAGAAATCCCCCTGAAAACAAGGCTTGCCCCTGATGGTATTTGAAGTGATACAGTTCCTGTGGAACCGGGGGGGATACTGCCAGTATATTTAGTTCCGTGCAGATATTTCCCCGGTAGATCTAAATACGAGGTGTCTGGCTGTAATAAATTATGTATATGTCTGCTATCTATGCTTCCAGACAGAACCATAGAATCATTTCCATATTCAATTATCCTTCCACCATCGTTACTTATTGTAAGTAATCCTTTGTTTCCTTTATTGTTTCTAACAGTTATATCAGAAGAATCCAGACGGACAATTGATATATTTCTTTCTGTTCCATGACAATAATTTGATGAAATTTCACCTGTAACAAGTGACGTACATAAAATGTCTGAACTTCCATCACTGTCGCCAGTAATAGTGTTGCAGGAAATTAATGCACCATATACCAGACCTGTTGGAGATTCTCCAAATTGCTCTATAGTAATCCGTTTTGTGGTATTTGCTGATATGGTTATATTATGAATATCGTCAGTTTGCGATGTTACTTTGATCCTTGATGAAACTGTATTTCCAGAAATAGTAACATTACTTGTATCATCCACCCATAAATATGACGAAAACGTATTACCTGATATGACTGAGTTACTCACCATTGAGTTCTCAAGCTCACATGAACCATAGCTATTGTTATGGTCATAATTTCCTATAATCCTTACAAATCCATTCTGGTTAATGAAGTTGTATGATGTTGCATTTTGTCCGCCATAAGTTGAGTTATGCGATGTTTCAGCATTTGTAACGCCTATATGTTGAAAATGACCGGCATTTACAGAATCAGGAGCAACTGATGTACACCCTATTACTTTTGTATTTTTGACAGTTCTTGAATTAGGGTCATTCTCCAAATAATAGTTTTTTGCAACAAATGCCGTAGAGTAAAAGAAACCTTCAAATCTATTAAACAAAATCTGAATATCGTCATAATCTCTTTGGTCTTCATTTGCATAGCAATAAAATGCTCTTGAAGACTCGGAGTAATCCTTGCATTTCTGAACACCAGATAAAAGTGATCGGATTCTGCTAGATTTTATTCTAAATCCGTTGTGAATTAACGTTGCATCACCAACCAATGTTATTGGCTTAAGCAATTCAACCTTATCAAAAACAAATTCACCACCATAAAATCCAAGTATAGCCCCTTCTGGTACTGCATTAATAGCATTTTGAATTGCTACAGTATCATCTGTTATGCCGTCTCCTTTTGCACCAAAATCACTAACACTAATGTGCTCGGCATTTTTTTGATGCTGCGTCCTTCTTATTGACAAGGTGAATGGTTGTTTTACTGCTATTAATGCATCTCCAAGATCATCACCTGAACTTGCTAACTCCTGCCTTAACTGATCCGGGTCATACTTCAGCACATTAGGAAAATAGAACTGCTGCGCACCATATGCATCATATACAGCCATAGAATGGCCTTGCACAGTTACGAATTTGGCAATCTGCCCGTTATATACCGGATATCCAGCAGCGTTAATGATGATTGGTTGCGAAACAGGAACATGAGAGCCGTCTTCGTTCTCTACATAAACCGGAATCTGGTTTTCAGTATTTACCGGGTCCGTGTCAATTTTACCGATATAAATTTTGCCATTGGCTACGGCTTTAAAAGAACGAGCCATAGTGAAGAGTTGCGAAGGCATGCTCACTACAACATTGGCTGTAATGTCTGTCATTTAATTTGCTCCAGATACAAGGAATCGCCGCAGCGTGGCCACGGTGAATTTTGGGCATAAAAAAACCCAGCCGAAGCTGGGTAGTTGCGTTGGTTATCTGTCAGTAGTTATGTACTGAAGGAGGTAATTCTTTATTCTTAAGTCTCATCCATGCGGAAAGATTCGTTGGTCCGTCTGGCTCATTAATATCAACATCTCGTGTGTGGTTTATTAAAACGTCTCTCGCCATTCCGATAACATACGAGAATTCATGACCGTAGTCGTAGCATCTGCCGGAATAGTTCGATTGAATTTGTTTTAATGCCGGATACAGTTCGCGGAATAATGCCTGTGAACGGTTAGCATAATCCCATAGCCATACAAGGCTGTTTGCTTCTTTTGCAGAAAGCTCGTTTGCTTTCTTCTCTTGTTTGCCGATGAATTCACCTTCAAGCGGAACTCGAGCTGCAAGTGACAGTGCTTCGGTAAACTGCTCCTCACTGATTTCTTTGTACGAACATCCAAAATGGGATTTCAGTGACGACCACATGGTGATCATCGCCTTAGCCTGCTTTTCTTTTGGTAGAGACTGACCGCGACTCATGACGAGTTGTTTAATGGCTTCCTGCTGTTCAGTGGTTATTTTACCCGGCAACGCCTTTTTAGCTTTGCGTGGGTTAACTACATGGCCTTTAGTCCAGTACTCGTAGAGCACATCGTCACACTCTTCCTGATACTGGATTACCTTGTCGCGGATTTCAGGGCGGACTTTGTTTGGACTGATGGTTTGCAGCCAGCCAGCAAGTTTGCGAAGTGCCAAACAAATAATCTCACGGCACTGTTCATCACCAGGAAGCTGCATTGTGATTTTCACAATGGAGGTTTTAAACCGTTGCTTTATTTTCGTAAACTGTGAAGCCCAATCCATACCCATACCTTCAACGATAGGTTTCATTGGGGTGTACGGCTCACCGTTGTGATTGACGACATAAAGCTCTGCGCCGTGGAATGGCACGTTGATAGTAGATACTGGAGTTGCTATACTTTTCATGTCAGTTTTTCCTCAAAATTTACTGGCGATTTAAGCCCGAGCTACTCGCAATAGCTTGGGCTTTACTCATTCTGGACAAACAATTCCATCCTTAGCTACTGACTCCTTTAGTCTCCTCAATACCTCATTACTGAACGACCGATCATCCTTTTTCGCGGACTGCTCCAAAGCCTTTTCCAGCCATTCTGGCATCCTTAATGTCTTAACTTTCATTTTTGCTCCTTTGTATGTGGTACGCATACATAGCATTTAGGTACGCATTGATAGTCAATAGATACCTACATATCCTGTGGTAAATAATTATTCAGGATGCGCCGATGTCTGATCGTAAGTACAAAAACCCTCAAGTGAATCTGAGGCTTCCTGTAGAGATAAAGGAACGTCTTATTGAGCTGGCTGAGGCTAATTCTCGTTCATTAAATGCTGAGATGGTAGCAGCACTTGAGGCATGGACTGAAAAAAATAAACATATTCAAGCACTAGATATTGCAACTATAGCATCGCGGTTGATAGAGCTTGAGCATGAGGTTGAGAAGTTAAAATGTATGCATGGCAACGGTGAAAAATGAAACGCATCGCTATTTTGTTAATATTGTTCTTCTCTACAATAGTTTGCGCCAAACAAAAATCAGATAATGGCGATCTTAAAGGCCTGCAAGAACTCATGATAACTTCGAAATTTGCTGGCATGTGCGGCACAATCAAACAAATGGCAACATTTCAAGAATCAACAAAAATGCCTGGCGGAGATGAGTTCTTACAGCGTTTTCTGACCACAGAGCAAGCAAGACTTGGAATGAATCCACAGGAGTTTCTTGAAGCATGCCAGAAGTCAATTTCAGCTTATACCAATTATTACAATCTAACTTCTGATAAATAATAGAAAGGATTTTATAAATAACTTTATGAAAAAATCACTATTAATTATCCCGCTTCTGCTGGCTGGATGCGCAAAAGTAAGTGACTATCAAGCAAGTTGCGAACAACGCTATCAAAAGCTTAGCGATATGGCTAATTGCCTTGATGCCAGTGTGAAGAACGACTCACGCATGGCATCAGCACCAACACCTAAGCTGTATGTCCTTGCTGCAAAGATGCTCGGGCAAGGTGTCGATGAAGGAAAGATAAGTGACGCACAGGCAAGACTTGAGCTTCAGAATCTTTATGTTCAATTACAAAGCCAAGAACAAGCCCAACAAATAGCACAAAGCCAAGCATTCCAGCAGGCTTTATTGAATTATCAGGCTGTAAACACAATGCAAGCGATCGAGCAAAAAGCGCGCCAGCCTGTTATAACTCAACCTTACCCAACACGCGTTGACACATATACAAACTGCAATTCAGGATTTGGAAACGCGGTAACATGCAACAGTAGCAGTAACATCAGATAACAATCAGCAAAGGTATCGCCTATGCAGAGGAATACGATAAACCTCGCGTTCTACATATTTGGTTTTTGCACGTTCCTGGTGTTTGAAAGGCTATTCTGACAACGAATCAGACTTAGCACCCTGCGTCAGTGCATTAATCGCTTTTTGCGCTTGCTGCATGGCTTTCTCAAACGCTGTCGATCCGCGTGGTGTGTTTGCCATTCGGAGCATTGCATTTCTGAATGGTTCGCTCTCATAGGCGCGAGTAAGAAGTCCGTAGCTTACCGCTGCGCCAGTTGTCGCCGGGTTCATTGCTGTCCCATACCCGATAATGAACGGGATGGTTTGCTGCCCTGTTGGTGTTGTTACTGCCGCTTTTGCAGCCTGCTGCGTGGATTGCAGGTAGTTTTTCAATCCTTTCAGATAAGCAGCGTCCTGCCCCTTAAATGTGATGCCAGTCTGGTTTTGCAGGATGTTAAGCTGTCGAAGGAACTGATCAGGGGAACCACCTGATTTCTCCATCGCCTTTCCAATGATGCCATTGCGCATTTGCGCCCTGCCAACACGACCAACTGAGTTATACAGCGTCTTAATTTCCGATTTGTTCTTGCTGAATAGCATGTTGTTGACAACTTCCGGCGTCAGGTCGCCTTTCATGAGAACATTCTTCAGCATGGTATTCTTTAGTTTCGCCGCTTCGTCAGCGTAGACGGCATTGGCCTGCTGATATTTACGGAGAGTATCGTTGCCAAGATTCTGACCAATGGCACCATTGATATCGTCGGTCATTGCCTTGTAAACGCGCTGAATGGCAGCATCGGAACGGTTTGGTAACACTGGTCGCTCACCCTTCACATCCATTCTGAACTGGCTGCGCAGATCGCTTAATTGCTTCAAATCCAGATTTACCGGACCATCAGGACCAGCATTGCGAACAAGCTCATCACGATAGGACTGAAGTTTTGAAATAGTCTCGTTATCAGCAACCTTACCAAGCTTCTGCAGGTTAGATATTTCTGTATCAATCTGCTGAATTGCTCTTGCAGGCTGAATGTTTATTCCCGCCATAGCATTCTGAACCTGCTCCAGTCGATTACCGGCGGCACGACGAATTCCTGATGTTTTCGCTTTAAGGCTGTCAATAACAACCGCTGGATCATACTCACCGAATTTATCAGCAAATCTCTGAACCAACTGGCTTCTCGCTTCCTGTTGCGTTGCTCTCATTCCGCTTGTGCCAGCCAGGGGGATATTTTCTGCTGTCGTTTGCGCCATTTTTCCGACGCGGGAAGTAGGCTGTAACAGGTCTGTGGTGTGCAGAGGAACTCCTTCACGCTCTGCAAATCTGATAGCCTGCTGCGCTTCTGGCGCAATAGCACCACGAACGCCACGATAAGCAGCACCTAATCCACGTCCGGCAGCGTTAATAGCACCGCCAGCCAGAACGCCAACGCCTAAATCGGTGGCGAGTGCTTCCGCATCATCTTTCGCACTATTTGCAGCAAGTGATCCAACTGCGTTTTCTGCTAGAAGGCGAGTTGCCCCCTGAGCAATTCGACCAGCAAGTGTTGGTGCCTGTGCTGCCGCTCTCTCAACGCCAGCAGGAGTGAGGTAAGGCAATGCTTCAGCAAATACCCTTCCCTCTGTCGTTTGTGGAGTGAGCGCGCCTTGCTGAAGGCCAAAGTCCTGCTCTAACCCCTGCGTTGTTACTCGTGGCGCTGGTTGATATGTACCATCGCCAATGCCGAGTTTACCGCCAGCCCATGCCGCCGCGCTTGTTACAGCATCGGCAACTGATGCAGGTATGTTTGCCACGTTCACGCCAGCCTGCACCAGTCCGCGACCAGTTTCTTTCACGGCTTCACCAAGATCCGACATAAATCCACTTTGCTGTGGTTGTTGCTGTGATACTGGTTGTTGTGTCTCCACTGGCTGCACAGATGGCAATGGATAGGCAGCATAGAAAGCTTGCTTAGCCTGCTCTGCATTTTCTCCGGCTTGCGGGGCAACGACTTCATTGAAGTATTGCTCCTGAGCCTGCGCTTTTTGTTCTGGTGCTAACGCCTGATACTGTGGAGAGGCGATAACATCTTTCCATGCTTTAGCCATTAATCACCCCATAGCGAAGAAAAGTTACTGCCAGTAGTAGATTGTTGCCCTGGCATATTCTGCACCGGCTCCTGATAATCAAACTGTTTTTTAACAGTGCTCAACTTGCTTTCAAGCTGATTTCTAATCTTTCCGATAGAGTCACGAAAAGCCTTTTCACTCATTTTGGGGCTTAGGGCACCAACCGCATCGGATAATTTTTTACCCTCTGCATCTGAAAGAGCGCCCATACCCTTCAGGGACTGCACCATAGGAAGGAATGTTTGAGCTTTAAAGGTGTCGAGCCTTGCTTCAAAGTTAGCCGCATCAGAGCCAGGAACTGTCGGAAACGCTGAGCGAATTCCTACTGCTTTTGAAAGGCCGGGGCTTTGCTCTATCTCGTTGAGAGAATCAAGCGCGGTGCTGAACGTATCAACTGCACCCTGAGCGGCGGCCTGCCTGTCAGCGCGGGCTATGTCAGCCTTTTGCCGAACATCTGCCTGTTTCTGTTTTAGCTCTTCAAGCTTTAACTGATTGCTTTCTCTGGCTATCTGTCTGTCCAGAGCCTTTTCTTGTAATTCTGCTCTTTGTATTTCTCGGGAAAGAGCAGCATTCTGTGCGCTGATGTTCTGTCCACGTATCTGGATGTCCTGACCTCGAGCTGTTAGTGCTTCTCCTGCCTGATTGCTGCGGATTGTCTCTGCCAGCCTGCCTCGGTCAATCTCACGACCAGCCATCTTGTCCTGAACATTGAAGTAATCAATCGGACCAAGAGCAGCCATTCCAAGGTGATCAACAAACTCACCAAATCCTGAAGGATTCTGCTGATACATCTGAGCAACGTTATTAGGGTCAACACCGACGCGAGTCAGTTCCTTGGCGTTGTTTTGCAGCCATGATTGCATTGCTTCTGGAGACGATGACGCAAGGCGTGCGCCAGCCGCTAAGGTACCGATGGAATTGCGCTGGTCTTCGTCTGCCCACTTCATACCAGACTGAATCTTCTCTAATTGACCAGGATATTTGGTCATCAGATTTCGAACCTGCTGTCGATCGCCGGACTGGATGGCTGCCGCATATTCTTTTTGGAATGCAGCATCTGCTTCCTGTTGCTTTGCGGCTTGATATGCTTGAGCGACACTACCAAGACCCTGCAACGCCTGAAGGCCGATGTTATTGCGACCTGAGCGCTCCATTTCGTTGTTCTGGCGAATATAGGCCAACGCCTCACTTACATCACTTGCCTTTGGCGCATTTGAGTTTTGCCCACCGATACCAGCAAGAAAGCCGCCTGAGTTGATTCCTTGTTGCCAAGTAGCCATATTCCCACCTTAAAACAATGATCCAAGCCCACCGATAATACCGCCACCAATAGCGCCAACAGCTGTACCTATTCCAGGCACCACAGAGCCAATCATCGCCCCTGATGCAGCACCGCTCATGGCACCTCCCAAGGCTGATTGCAGTCCTGATGGTCGGTTAGCATTAGCCGCAGATGCTGCCGCCTGCTGTTGATACAATTGGCTGACGTTGTTAGCGTAGTTCTGTCCGGCATTTGCCTGACCTGTAAGAGCACCAAGGCCGATATTTGCCAGATTGTTGTAGTTGTTCATCTGACCTGACAGCCAGTTTTGACCGAGTGTAGGTGCGATTGCTGCTAACTGGTTTCCTGTTGCTGTAGAGCCTAATCCACCAGTTGCCTCTGCTGCTGCCAGACTCTGATAGCGCGCCTGCCCTGCAAGGTCTTTATACTGCTGAGAGTTGTAATACTGGTTAAGCGCCTTACCTTGCCCCTGAAGAGAGGAAAGATTTTGCAACTCTGATACGTACTGCTGAGCGAGTGGCGTAAACGGTGCAAGGTTCTGCATGTTCGTTTGCCACATTTCACGCTGCAGTTCGATGCCCTTTTCAGTGGCGCGTGCCTGGGCTTTTGAACCGCCATCACCGCCACCTTTGCAGTAAACAGTTTTGCTGAGGTGCTTATTGGCAATCTGGAAAATTAACATTCTTTAGCTCCTCGTATTTTGAGCGCGGTAACTGATAAATCGTGATGCCTACAGGCTTTCCATTGCTGGTATAAGCATCATCAAGGTGACCAACACGGGTAGCGCCAAGCAAACGGATAATTGACCGTCCGTATTTCGTGGTGTCAGGAACCATAGTGATGCTGTTAAGGAATGGTGAGTTTTCGAGAAGCCATTTGCAGAATAATCGATGCCCTTGCAGTGCATATTCGCCACGGAATCCGGGGTCGTACACCGCATGGCATTCAACAACGCTATGCCAGAAGTTACGCACTTCATGCACTCCGACCAGCATCAGTCCTTCGTAGATGCCGAGGTATACCGCATCAGGCTTGATGTAGTATTTGTCTCCACTGTCTACGATATTTCCCGTGTTTGCCGGGTTGTTGAGGAATTCTGCAAGCTTCACCGGATTATCGATGAGCTTTATTTCCATCACTGCTCCGCAATGATTTTGATGGTTGTGGCAGTAAACGCCGCCCCATTTGACTGAATGGTTAACGTACTGCCATTTGTGGCAAGAAAGCCGTCTTTATCCACGCTGAAGAACGTAGCTAACAGGATGTTGTCGGTTGTTGTCGCCGCATTACGACTGCTGACCAACGTGTCAGGAACAGAGCCGGAAAAGGTTAGCTGCATTGACCTGTTGGCGGTTCCGCTGGGCCACGTCCCGACGATCGACAGCTTGAAGAACAAGGTTTTGTTCTCGTTGAACACAACCATCTTGTTGTTAACGGTGTCGAAGAATGGTGCCAACGAGCCTGATGACGGCGTGAGCGTTTTCAGCAGGCTAACAAGGTTGGTCGGCGCTGTCGGGATGGTTACAGATACGCCAGAGTAAACAACCTCTGACTTCTTGCGAGTAGTGGCATACTCCAGGGCATCGATGCGCGTTTCATGGTCTGAAACCTGCGACTCCAGCGACTGAACTCTGGTATCAAGAGACGCAATATCGCTTTCATTCTGAGCGATTCGCGTTTCATGTTCCTGAAGAGTTGATTCTGCCTGGCTGATTCGCTCCTCATGATTAACAAGCGTTGCTTCCGCAGCAGAAATTCGCTGCTCATGGTCAGCGAGAATCACATCCTGCTCATCGTTCCTGACTTGTGCGTCATAAGCGCCCTGTCCGGCCTCGTTGGCCTTGTTAGCCACGTTACCAACATCAGTGTCCTGTGCGATAACGTAAAGCAGATACGACTGCGAGAAGATATTGCGTGGAAGGACTGATGTATCAAGCCGCGTAGCTTGGATGATTACCGGCACATTGAGATTCGAATCCGCCATTACTCAATCCTTATCTGGCAACCAGACAGAGTGACAGGTGACTTCGTGATAACGCGCAATTTGAAACCGACATTTTTCCTGATGCGCCCTACTCGCTTCCACAAAACGCGTTTGTCGTAAACGAACGGTTCATTCTGCTCAATCATCTGCTCACGCCCGTAATTGATGCCGTCAGTGGTTGCAGAGAGGAACAGGCGGTCGGCGTACTGAGCTACGCCAGTGGATGATTCCACCTCCAGATCGAAGCATCTGGCGTTATCCGCTTTGAACAGTGGAGTAAACAGCAGGTGTTCCTGTTGAAGCCCATACTGACTGCTGATATCGAACTGCAATTTCCCGGTCACCGATTCCAGCTTATCGCCGCACGTTATCTGATTTCCTTCGTAAATGAAGTCGATAGCGCGGTACACATCGTCATACAAGCCTGTTTTCAGTACACACCATTGTGGGCCATTGGCGCTTGAAGATGCGTCGTACACGAGGACGTGACGCGGAAGGTGGATAATCAGCAACTCATGAGCATCAAATCGCAGAGACTCCATCACGCCATCAGCCAGTTCATCAGCAGTGTAGGAGCGGAGGATTTTCTCAATGCTCGCGCTGGCGATTGGTGATACCTGACCAGATCCGATGATGTACACAGACGGCGCACCTGTTGCCGGATTGCTGATGAACGCATACGAATCAGCGAATGGTGTTTTACAGTAGGTTCCGGCAATACCTTTCTGCACCATCAGCGATGGCTGCGCGACATACAAAGCAGCACCAACGGTAGTTGCGCCTGTCAGGGAGAAATATTCAATCGTCGATGAACCAAAGCAGACGATGAAGTCTCGCCATGTTCCGATGCCGATGATGCCGTCAGGCTGAGACTCGGCACGATATTGTGCGCTGTAACGGTCAGGATGTGTTTCGTCATCAAGGTCAGTGATAAACCATGAATCAGTGCCGTCTTTTGACCACGCATAACGCCCGCGCAAGCGCGTAATGTCACGAACCGAACCTAACTCATACTGAGTGAATCCGCTATCTGTAGGCCAGTTTGAGACGGTTTTAACCGTGCCATCATAGCGGTATTCGACCAGTTGCCCGTTAACACCTACCGCCTGTGATGTCCGACCATGTGCCATTGATACGCGACCACTTCCGGCAACGTCACCGACTTCACTTTCGCCTTTGTAGAGCTTGCCACCACACACGCGATAAACAGCACTCTGCGCCATGTTGTACTCGACGCCGCGCGATACACCGTTCACATCAGAGCGTTTGGCAATGCCCGGGAATGAGCGAAGATATCCGCTGCTGTTCAGGATTTCTTTGGGTGTAGCCAACATATTCACTGGCAGATAGTCGATATAGTCGGCGTTTCGAAAGTCTTTGCCGACACCTTTCATAAGCGGAAGTTGCTGAATCGGCATTTATTCACCTCACGTACTCGGATCATCTTTCTCGATGTAAAACCGATTCCACGTAAACGCGCTTTTGTTACCACTACCGCGAGGCATGTCATTTCGCCGCTCAAGTGGTGGTATTTTTGTTAAAGCGATACAGATTGTCTGATATGCACTGTCAGCAGCGGTCAGGAGAGCATCCGACGGCTGAATGACGTTATCCATGCACACTTGCACAGCGAGCTTCAAAGCGACGCCATCATTTGCCCATGCAGGGATACCTGAATCATCGTCAGGTAACGGCATGATGCCGTTTTCTGTATCCGCAAACTGATATCCAAGCTCGATACCTTTCGCCTGCCATGCTGCCATCATGTCTTCAAGGTCATTAATGGCATCTTCAATTGCCTGAGGGTCGGCATCTGTCAACGTGGCATTGGAATACAGCCCGGCTTTTCGTAAAGCCTTTAGAACGAGATCACCCTTCGTTTTCGCCATCTTCTTCCGCCTTAGCCACTTTTTGCTTCGTTGCGGTTTCTTCAGGAGTTTTTACCCAACCTTTTTTCAGGTGAGATTTAACTTCTTCGTCATCAACAATGATGTAATCGACAGCAAACTGACCACAGGTGATCATGTTGCCAGGCTTATAGAGCATTGTTCGTGCCATTGTCTTCTCCCAATAAAAATGGGGCCGAAGCCCCACCAAAATTACTGCCCGGCAATAACGATGCCCGTATATTCAGGAACAAGTACAGAGCAACCGTACAGAGTGGTGAAACGAGCAGTGGTTACGCCTTTGATGTGGTCGAAGGCGTAAGACATGATCAGCGTAGCGCCCTGCTCGGTGGTTGCTGTCATTACCTGTGGACCCTGACCAGTCGGGAACGCTAGTTTGCCGTACATCAGCTCAACAGAACCATCAGCCCAGAACAGGTTAGCAGGTGCTGCGTTCTTGTTGAGAATGGTGATTGCTGCTGATTCTGCCGGTTTGGCATCGACGTTTGCATATGGACGACTCGCAACATCGGTATTTTCAACAGGGAGAATCTTTGGAGAGATTGTTACGGTAGTTCCGCTAACAGCCAGAACACGGAATACCTGCGGTTGCCCGGTGGTATCTTTTGTGATCTGGTGTACGGAATTCACACCGGCAATGGTGAACGCATCACCAACCTGCAAGCCAGATGCAGATACCGTAATAGTCCCCTGTCGGTTATCAACTGGCATACCATTTGAATCTTTCGCTTCAACCTTGTGTTCAGGTTGGCCTGATACTGTCAAGGATTCAGCGCTTCCTTTCGGTAATCGACCAGAAATATCGGTCTTGTAGCTATCAAAGGAAGCAACCGGAGGGATCTGCGCTTTTTCGTATGCTGTCAGGGTTGCGCCCTGAGCGTAGGCACGGTGACCAAGCTCGCCAGCAAGGTCTTTGTAGTTGAAGGGGTTCCAGAAAGAGCGACGGTTGATACCCTGCGGTACACCAATCGCCGTCATGGTGGCATCAATACCTGCCGCACAGTTCCACAAATCACGGCCCTGTGTACCTGTGGTTGAGTCAGACATTGTGATCACGTTAGTAGCACGCTGCGTAACCATGGAAATCAGGTCAGAGTCAATCTGTGCAGCAAGGCGCATACCTGCGGCGCGACCAGCTTCAGTTTTATGCTCAGGGTCACGCATTTCACGCGCATCCAGAGTGTACAGAATGTTTTTCGGCTCCTTGAACACAGAAGGAACAAGGCGCTGAACCAGTGCTGTAGGCGTTTTGCTGCTGAGATCGAGGCCTTCCTCAATGTTCATGTGGTAATGCTGCGGACGATACAGAACATCACCTGCTCGCTGCATTGCTGTATCACCGGGACGGAATTTTTTAGCGTTACGGGAAACTACGCAGGCGGCCTCAAAGCCTTCAACGTAGTTTTCGAACATGATTTCAAGGTCTTTTGCTAATTGGTTAGCCATGCTTAATGCTCCGATAGGTTATTTTTTTGCCTTTTTAGCGGCGAAATACGGCGTCCAGTCACCAGTTTCCAGCGCCTTGGCTTTCAATTTGTCGAGGTTGTTGATTACTGCGCCGTTGCTCCCCTTAACTGTCGGGGTTGTGGCTGCCGTGGTTTTTGCTTTTGGCATGATTCTGGCCTTCGATTCGATACGTTCCAGCAGACGACCAATTGCTACGGGGTTGGTAGCTTCTGCCAGTTGCTTGCGCAGTTCAGCGTTGCGACCGAGCGCCAGAACAACGATTTCCGGCTTCTCTGACTCAAGAAGGATCATGTCCTGAATATGAACAGGAACATCTTCGCGTACAGCCTGCTCTGCATCCTGGTAGCCAGCCACTTTCAGTGCTTTTACTCTCTGCATGTAATTGGCTGCTTTCTGCTGAAGCGTTGCGGTACGCGCCTCTTCCTCTCGTTTCCGCTCTCGTACTTGCTCCTGGTATTTGCCGTTATCCTCTGCCCACTTAGCCATGCGTTGCTGGTAGATTTCTTCATCGAAACCGATGTCCTCATCGTCCAGTTTTGGCATTCGCGGTGGTTGAGTGATTACCGGCTGCTGCTCGACGGGTTTCTGAGACTGACGCATCAGCTCTTTCAGCTCGCGGTCTTTCTCTTTAATCGTCTTGTGCAAGTGTTTTACCAGTCCATGCTCAGCTCCATCTTCGCTGGTTGGCGAATCCAGCTTTTCGTCACCAAAGTAGAATTCCTGTTCTGATTCGTCGTCATCAGTGTCAGTAGCTTCCTCTGCATCATTTCCTGAGGACTCACTGCCATCTGCCGTTTCGACTTCTTCAGCCAGTTCGACATCATCAGGAATCTGCTCTGACGCGTCGGTTTCGATTTCAACTTCTGGTGTGTTTTCTGCCATCTGGTCCATTTTTTACCCCTGTTTACTCGATGTTCAGCCCATCGGAAGGCAATAGGGTGCCAGGCCTCATAAAGACAGCCATTGCACGTTATGGGTTAATTACTGCTGTGGTTGTTGCTGAGTTGATTTTTGCAGGATGCTGTTGATGTCCATGCGCTGCGCATGGCCCTGCGCCTGACTCTTCAGGACAAGCTCTGCATCAGCACGGGCATTATCTCCTTGCTGTTGCTGGAACTGTCCGAGCAGTTTCAGCGCCTCACGGATATCAGATTTTTGCTGGCTATCGGCAGATGCGAGGATTTTCACAACATTTGCCGCAGCAACCTGAGCATCCGTCTGTGCCTGGAATGCTTTAACCTGAATGGCTGCTTGTTCGTTCTGCGCTTTCTGCAATTCAGCCTGACCAGCAAGAAGCTGACCTTGCGCAGCAACCATAGCCGGATCTGGCTGACTGGCCTGTTGTTGTTTCGCCTGCTCAACCATTTGCTGTTCTTCAGGCGTTCTCGGCTTGATAACGCCAGACAGAAGCAACTGATTGCGGTTGTATTCTTTCAGGTCGTCCATCCCTTCGCCGTCCATATTGTCGAGAATCATCGACGATACAAGGTCATGCTTCGGCGTTCCTGGCGGGATAAGTGCCAGCATGGAAAGTAACGACTTAACCGTTGCATCACGGCGAGTAGCGAACGACTGACCGACATCGACAGTCACTTCATAGTTACCCTGCGAAAGGTCGTTAAGCGCGATAACCTGCCCTGTCTGACGGTCAACCACTTCACCAGTCATCAGCGCCACGTCATCGCTGCCGTCCTCATTAACGATACGCATCGGCGTATCGCTGCCATAGACTTCACGCGCCATAGAAAGCCACACAACGCCAGCGCGACGCATGGATTTAGCCATGTTGTCCATGTAGATATAGGACTGCGTGTCCATCCGGTTAAAAATGCTATCAACGGTATCGGTGGCGACGTTGCTCGGCATGTTCTCAAGCTGCGAAGCACCTGTAATTTGCTGAATAGCCGTTCCGGTGTACTGCAATAGCCCGGCAAGAGCTGGAGGCATTTGTGTCGGAGGCGTCCAGCCAGCAACCTGAGCCTCTGAAATGACCGTTCCGTTTTTGTCCTTCTTGCTGGTCATGGGAAGAACTGCTGGTCTTTCCTTATTCCTCTCTGCCCAGTGATTCATTAATGGACCGGGAATGAAATCAACATCCACGATAGGAATGCCATCACCGCCAGCCTGAGTAGCGTTATCTGCAATCATGGAAACCATCAGGTTCTCAAGACGCTGTGCATCCATCGCTTTTGCAGCGTGGCCTTCGATTCGCTCCTGATTATCAACAAATGAGCGACGCCCATATACCGGGATGAGAGGAATATGTTCGCCCGGAATACGCTTCGGTTCTTCCAGCCATTCAGCGCCAGACAGAAGGCCGCAATAAACGCGGCGTTTCTTCACTGTCCGCTCGCCAATCAGTTCGAATGCGCCATCGGTCAGCTCGTCAACAATATCTTTGATTTGCTCTTCATCATAGATTGCCGTTTCTCCGCTAACAGGGTTGCGCCACGCCGTGAGCTTCACCTTCTCTATGCGAACTTCGTAGTAGCGTCCAACATAGATGGCATCGGGCGTTGACCAGTCATACTGAGTGCCAGTGTCATCACGAGAAAGGCTTGCCGCGATGGAATCAGGGTATTCAGTCTCGAACGCTTTAGGCGTCATGGAGAACATTTCCATAGCCCACATAGCATCAGAACGGTCATATTGCTTGCTGTCCTGATCGAAGAAGACGCATGTCGCTGGGTCGTAAACAGGAAGAAGGCTGATGCGGCGCTGCTCGTTACTCGGATCCATTTCATCTTCGTAATCGGCACACATGCGGAAACAACCGAATCCGCCCGTTACAGCATCATCAAATGCGTTATCACACGCTTCGCCACCGGATGTTTCCTGATAGTCAGCGCGGAATTTGCCGTTCATCTTTTCGGCTAACGCTTCCGATGCCTTATCGTCCTTCGGCCTGAATTTAACGCTGATGCGATTCTGTCGATACTCGCCAATGATGCGATCACATTCACGGGCAATCTTATTCAGTTCAAAGCGCGGGTAATGCTCAAACCTGCCTTCATCAAATGAGTAACCAGCGTTTGTGCTGCCTTCCCACTGTGCGCCGGACACCCGGACGAAACGTTGAGCCTCAATAATCTGCTCACGCATATCCTGCGTTGCTGACCAGGCATTATCAAAGTTGCACAGCACCTTGCGATGCCAGTCAGTCATCTTTTTTTCTGCCATATCAACCTACACCACAAGGAATTGAGTAACTGGAATAGTCGGGTTGCGCAGCCGACTCCGGGCAATGCATACACATCATCAGCGCATCAGCCAGGTTAGGAGATGGGATACCGAGCTTCTGCTTCATTTCGACCTTAGTCATAAGCTCCAGCTTCCCGTTATTATTGAATTTGCGCTGAATCTGCGTCAGTTCTGCAAACAGCTTCTCCAGCATCTTCTCGCCTATCGCTTCTTTGTCGAAGCTCAGCATGTCGTCGGGGTCTGCATACTCACCGTGGACAACCGCCCGATATGTCAGATACAGCCTGTCAGCCAGCGCGTAATAGAATTGCGCTCGCTTATTGCGGAACACATCACCAATAGTGCGAACGTTGTCGCCCTGTACGACTTCATCAGCCCATGCTCCGGCCTGATACGGCGCATCTTCATCGAATGGCGATTCACTGCCCTTGAACATCGTGGCGGTGATTTTCTTACCGGAGAATGCTTCCGTTGTCTGTCTGCGTAGCCCCGCACCGACGCCATCACCATCCCACAGGTAATGGTCAGCGCTGTCTTCAATCGCCAGCGAAGTAGCCCAGTCAGCACCCTCGTTGATGTCCATCAGCAGACCTTCGGCAATGCGCTTAACCACCGAACCGTGACGCGATGCGTAACCTTTAGCATCTGGCCCTGTATCTGACGGGTCATGCGCAGAAACAACCGCACCTTTCGCTTTCCATCCGAGTTTCTTGTGCGCATCGGTTGCGGCTTCAAGCCATTCACGTTTGATGATTGCCATATCACTTGCGCTTACCGGCTCACCAAGCCAGATGTGACGATACAGTGTCGGATTTCTGCGTTTGCACTCTTCCATCTCCAGACGGAGAACTTCAGGAAAGTGCGGGTTGTCGGTGTAGTTCACCGTCAGCAGACAAATATCATCGGGAGGGTTTACTACGAATCGCTGATAGGTATCGTCGAGGATGTTTTTCGGGTTGAAGCTCACCCATATTTCGGAAAATGGCTTGCGGATGGTTGGTATCAGGATATCCCATGATTCCTTCGTTACCGCTTCCGCTTCCTCCACCCAGCAGATATCAATGCCTTCGAGCGATTTAATCTTCGTCGGGTTGTTTTTGATGCCGTAGAACATGAACTCAGCATTCGTTCCGAGATGACGAATCATTGAACGCTGAATTTCAAACTCAGCCGAATACCCTTCCCGCTCTATGGTGTCTTCAAGCAACCGGATTACCGAATCGCTGATACTGTTTTGCAGTTCACGAGCGCAGAGAATACGCACCGGCTGCCGACGCGCCGCTTCAACAAGCAGCCTCGCGATTGCCCATGACTTACCGCTACCTCGACCGCCTTTGGCGACTTTATAGCGATGCGCCTCAATGAACGGTTCAAAGATAGGATTAATCGAGGTCATTTTCCGAATAGAGTGCTCATCGGTGATGTTTCAATCTGGATTGCGCCGCCGTCTTTGCCTGTTAGCTCGTGATCAACCTTATCGCGCCATTTATCCTTCTGTCGGTTCTTAAGCCAGAAGATGGCGGCGGTTGTATCAGGCGGGTAATACTTCTCAAGCGGAGTTTCGACAATTCTGTTTTCAATAACACGAATATCGATGTCTGGAGCCACGAAGCCCATAGCGCGTTGATAAAGACGATCACTAACTTCTGCATCAGCGACGGCCTTACCCTTTTTTATGGACTCCGAAAACTCAGGATAATCAAGCTTCCACTTGTTAATAGTTGACTCACTGACTTCGAAGAAATCAGCAAGCTCTGCATCGGTGTAGCCCAGCAAGCACAGTTTGCGTGCCTGTTCGGCATACGCCTCTTGATACTTTGTTGGGCGCGCCATGTTTATGCTCCGGTAGTGAACAGGTCTAACGCTTCCTTCGATTTACGCACCGCTTCGATTGTGCGGGTCGTGATATCTGAATTAGCGCCGCCTGACTGGAAGTGAATTTTGAATAACTCAAGCTTCAGCTCGTCAGTGCCAATGAACTGAAATGCTTCTTCTGCGGCTGCGTTCTGGTTCATGACCAGTTTGTAAATCTCTAACTGGAATTTCTGTTCTTCAGTCATGGGAATAATCTCTGCCATTGTTGGCTCCGTTTATCCGTTAAAAGGGATATCAGTTAAGTTATCCCGTGTAGGGTATAAGCCATTATCAAAGCCACTCTGTAGGGAATGGCTTTTGTGATGGCAATAAAAAAGGCCGCCTGAGCGACCTGTTAGTTGTTCACAACTTCCATTGAAGGTCCAGCATGTCGAAAAATGATCCGCATTTAGGGGGATTTTCCATTCTTGCCCTCTCTTCAGCCGCTTTGTAATAAGCCATTGGCCTTTTCACACCATCAGCACCAGTGATGTATTCAACGCCTTCCTTCGGATCTTTGTTTACTGAAACCATCGCAACCTCTTCCACTTGTTCATCATCGATTCAGCGGATGTCTTTCCATCAGTCCGCCACCACAAAGAATCTTTTTTGCCATAAGGCTGGAGGTTCATCTTTCAGTGGCTGCCAGTGTTATTTCCCCACTTACTGGCTTGGGTTGCTTCGTGGTACTGCTGTTAATTAGTGAGTCCGGGGATTACGGTTTGCCCGTGCTGTTCAAGGCGTTCAATTCTCGCCAGTAGCTGAGGCTTCTTAATTTTTCCCCAGCGATTGAGCAGGCGGCCAGACATACTGGCGACATCCTTCTCTTTCATATACTCCAGCATTATGGCGTTGCGTTCTGCTTCATAACTTTCGCTGTACTTACGGAGTTCTGCAGACATCCAGTTAAAGGCATTTATATAGGCCTCTTTAACAGCGTCGGCTTTTGCGCCATTAAATCCCATGACCAGCATAACGAAGCCACTAAAGTCCATGCGGTAGTAAATCTGTTTCTTGTCAAAAATCCCTAAGTCATTGATTTTTTCGGCAACGCAAAAATGCGCTCTCCGGAAATCTTCAGAGCAATGACAATTTTTCAGCGCCCTCAATACGTCCGCATGACGCTTACCAAATGCCTTTGCGATCTGGAAGGTGTCAGTTACCGGTTGACCTTCTGCTGCGGTAACTAACTGGCGAAAGTCAAAGTCATGATTCACAATTAATTCATTCATGGCGTTACCTGCTACTTCGAAATGAACCTTTGCCGCACAGGAAACCAGCCCACCGAGGCTCGCCAGCACTAACTGGTATCCTCAAAGGCCCATTCCAAAGGGTCAGGTTCGGTGGTTATTGTGCGCTGCGGTGCGCGGTGAAATACCTATACAAAAACGCCCCGCATCTGCGAGGCATTTTCCTGAAAGTCACTTGTTAAATTTCAGTGAAATTAAAATTATTTTAAGCACTGCGTCCTAATGTAATCCTGCAAGTAGTTAACCTGCGCGGTTATCCTGTCGATTCCACTTCGGAGACGGTAATAATTGAGTTCAGCATCTGCTGTAAGTCCTGGGCTTTCTCCATCGCCCATGCTGCTGGCTCCGGTCGTTGACTTTGCACAGGTGGCGGCGACTTGCAGGCGCTTACGACCAGCAGAAACATCAGCACGGAGACTTTCGATAGTCGCGTTAGCATCAGCAAGCTCCTTTGTGTATCTGGCGTCGAGTTCTGCTACATCACGTTGACGCTTCTGCATGTCAGCGATGATGTACGTGGCTTTATCGCGCTGGGTTTTGTAGGTAATGGCGTTATCACGGTAATGATTAACAGCCCACGACAGGCAGACGATGATGCAGATAATCAGAGCGGAGATAATCGCGGTTACTCTGCTCATGCCTCAATCTCTCTTACCGTTCCGCCAGCTTCTTTGAATTTTGCAATCAGGCTGTCAGCCTTATGCTCGAACTGACCATAACCAGCGCCCGGCAGTGAAGCCCAGATATTGCTGCAACGGTCGATTGCCTGACGGATATCACCGCGATCAATCATCGGTAAAGCGCCACGCTCCTTAATCTGCTGCAGCGCAACGGCGTCCTGGCTTTTCGGAGAGAAGTCTTTCAGGCCAAGCTGCTTACGATAGGCATCCCACCAACGGGAAAGAATCTGGTAACGTCCGGCTGCTGTTGATTTGAGTTTGGGGTTTAGCGTGACAAGTTTGCGAGGGTGATCGGAGTAATCAGTGAATAGCTCTCCGCCTACAATGACGTCATAACCATGATTTCTGGTTTTCTGACGTCCGTTATCAGTTCCCTCTGACCACGCCAGCATATCGAGGAACGCCTTACGTTGATTATTGATTTCCACCATCTTCTACTCCGGCTTTTTTAGCAGCGAAGCGTTTGATAAGCGAACCAATCGAGTCAGTACCGATGTAGCCGATGAACACGCTAGTTATATAAGCGAGATTGCTACTTAGTCCGGCGAAGTCGAGAAGGTCACGAATGAACCAGGCGATAATGGCGCACATCGTTGCGTCGATTACTGTTTTTGTAAACGCACCGCCATTATACCTGCCGCGAAGGTACGCCATTGCAAACGCAAGGATTGCCCCGATGCCTTGTTCCTTTGCCGCGAGAATGGCGGCTAACAGGTCATGTTTTTCTGGCATCTTCATGTCTTACCCCCAATAAGGGGATTTGCTCTATTTAATTAGGAATAAGGTCGATTACTGATAGAACAAATCCAGGCTACTGTGTTTAGTAATCAGATTTGTTCGTGACCGATATGCACGGGCAAAACGGCAGGAGGTTGTTAGCGCAACCTCATGCCACCCGCTTTCACGAAGGTCATGTGAGAAGGCCGCAGCGTAACTATCACTGATGAATTCAGGATAGCCAGTGGCTACGGCTCAGTTATGGTGCTGGTTAACGGACTTGAACCGCTACCCATTCGCTTACAAGGCGACTGCTCTACCATTGGAGCTAAACCAGCATGTTTGGCGGGACAGCGTGGGCTCGAACCACGATAAGAAGGTTAACAGCCTTCCGTAATGACCTTTATACGACTGACCCAAATAAAAAAAGCCACCGTTGCAACTTAAGAGTCACTAACGGCAGCTTACCTTCTAATTATGGCTAAATGGATAATTGCATGTCAAGGCTTTTAACAGCAACATGCTTAACTTTCTCAACACGTTTACGCATTTTGAAAGCATTTTGCATTGGCTGGTACAAAACAAATAACGACGCTTTCAGGATGTCGTCAATTTCGTTTCTACAGGTTGCCAGTGAAGGTTTTCTCCATCCCTCGCCACCACGTCCACACATCTTGCGTGGCTTTGCAGTCGCGTGATAGTAGGATGCAATTGCTCGCTTAGATGAACCATGAGCGTAGTAGCTGAGGAGGATGCCAAAGGCTTTCTTGTCAATGTACATGACGGAATCAACGACCTGAGAAATCAACATTCCATCATCATCATTACACATTGGCCTTGTCATAATTCTTCCCGGCTCTACGCTCTCCATGAACTTCGCTATTACGCTGCTCATGCGCTTTTCCAGACGACCTGAATAAACCCATGCGCCCCACAGTTCAAGCCAGCCATTCAGCCACTCGTGCTGCTCTTTGGTGAGGTTTAGTTCTCTTATGCTCATCGTCTTCCCCTCTTGCCTTGTTTGACCATCAGGACGCCGTTAACTATTACGTGACGCTCGCCTTTGCTGTCTCGGTTGTACTTGAGCACTGTTCCTCTTGCGCAGGAAAGCATCCTCGCCACTTCGGTCTGATTGCCTCGTGTCTGGATAAGAAGCTCTGGTATCGTTTGAATTGTGGCGTTCATGCGTTCTCCAGTTCGGTGATTTTTATTCCAAGCCGTCCGCCTGGTACTTTCACACCACGAATTACGCGAATGTCATCGAATTGCTCGTCGTCTTCCGCAAATCCGGCGTGGATAAGGGAGTCGAGTAAACCTTTCAGGATGTTGTCGAGGTCGCGGCGGCGGGAGTCTGGAACGTCTGCGATGACTTTGATACGGAGTCGTGATTTGGTGAAAATGTCTAACTTGAGTTGGCGGATGATTTGCTGAACGTCTTTTCGGTATTTCTGGCCTTTATCGCTTATGTAATATTGGCTTCCCCGTCTTCGCCAGTAGGTATTCACCGACGGCGGGTATGGAAGCACAAACTGATATTCGTTCATGACTTAATCTTCCCCTCCCTCAGCAGTATCGCCTGCGTTCTGATCACGCCTTCGAGGTGGTAAAGTCTGGCGTCTTTGTTGTCGAGATTATGGGTGCGTCGGTCGATTTCATCGTGACACGCACTACAAGCCCATGCACCGATCAGGTCGTCAGGCTTCATTCCCGTTCCGCAAATTCCAGCCATCCGGTAATGTGCCAGAACTGTAGTTTCAGGGTTGCCATTGCATACGCCGTAAATACGTACCTGACATTCTCTTCCGCGCGCTTCTTTGCGTAGGTTAGCCATTAAGCAGCCTCCCCTGTTACTTTCAGCATTCCGTTATCGAGCAGCTTTCTGGTCAGCCACTGTTGACCACGCCCGGTGATTTTTGTGGTGAACGATATCTGTATTCCGTGATTTGTGTTGACCGCTGTTTCTTTCACTGTGAAATAGCCGCGATCCATATATTCCTGCATTGGCACATTGCGCCGGGAACCTGAAGCAATAAGGATTTTGTGATCACGCATCCACGCAAACAGTTTGTTTTGACCAATACCAACAACCTTTGCAAAGTTTCCAATCAAAATTCCGCTGGCCTCGCCAACGCGATCGGCAAACTCAACTTTAGGTGCGACAATTGCGAGCTGGTTTTCCAGTTGCATTTTCTGCTCAGCAAGATCGGCAGCAAGGCGCAACGCTTCCGGTAGCGTTTTGGGGATATTAACCGCAGCTTCTTCAAGCTCTCGCCAGCGGTCAACAAGGCGAGCGGTGAACTCTGGCGACAACTGGGCAACAACGACAATACTGTCTCGCTTACCTTGTTCGCCCTCGAAGACGTAATGCTCGTACTGAACATTGAACCCTAAGTTATTGATTCTTTCGGAAACCTCAATTTGAGGAAGCCGGATAACACCATTTTTAGCCAGCGTTTCGATGGTACGTTTCACATTGTCATGACGCTTACCAACCAACTCAGCAATTTCAATGCTTGTCATTTTGATGGCATTGCCATTTATTAACTCACTCATCGTCTTCTTCCTCGTACATTGAGCTATTCGGATCGCTCATCAGTTCTGCGCAGCAGTGCTCACACACGTGAACTTCCAGCACATGCAGCTTCTGACCGCAGTTAGCGCACGTTAAAGCCCGCTCGACGCTTTCTTTCTGGTATTGAAGTGATTGGGATGGGCTAAGCATGGCTTTCACCATTAAAAAGTCGCTTGTAAGCATCAATGTCTCGTTTTGCTTCACCAAGCTTTCGTCTTAATTCCATGTTTTCTGATTCAAGTTTTTCCATGTCTTGTTGGTATCGATCGCGGTGTTCTTTCCATGCTTTTCGATACGCCTTCATGTATGTCGTATTGGCCTTTCTCTTTGCCTGACGAACTGCGTGGTGGTTTTCCACAAACCAGTCAGGGTCGTTAAATGCTGCTCTGGCGCATGTATACCAATAATTTGTTGCCTCCCTGTTTAGCCAATAAATACTGATAAATGGCAACTGGATAGACACCATTTTTCGTTGAGACTCTTTCTCGCCAAACATGTGCCCTTTTTTGATGCTAAGGCCAAATCCAGGTTGAATTAAAAGCATTGTCATTTCCTCGCACGATGTCTTAGCCACCGGATATCCCACAGGTGAGCCGTGTAGTTGAAGGTTTTTACGTCAGATTCTTTTGGGATTGGCTTGCGTTTATTTCTGGAGCGTTTCGTTGGAAGGTATTTGCAGTTTTCGCAGATGATGTCGGTGAAACTTCGTCGCTGTCGTCTCATTCGTACCTCCTGTCGGTAAATCTGACACCCTGACCAATAGCCCAGGCTGTTGTGTACTCAATCAGACTTGCCATACGCTTCACACTCATCTGCGCGCTGCTTTCGCGGATGTTGACGTATTCGCCTTCAAGCCCGGGCAAAACATCAGCTTCCTGCTTTGTTGCCACTGCATGACCGCTTATCAACAAAACCTTCCATTGTTCTGGTTTTAACCATTTATCGCGCCACTGAACTTGCCTGGCGATATCTGCGACCATCGCGTGAAATTTTGCGTTCTGGTCAAGGTTGCGCTTGTAGTCAGTAATGCGGATGGTGACTGGCTTGTCTTTATCGAGTGGTGTTGCGAGGATGGCATTTATTGCAGCTTGCTGTTGTTGCTTAGTTCGGAGGAATATTGTTTGCTTCACTGAACACTCCTTTATTTTTTATGCCTGTAACCCCATTCTTCCAGCAACCTTGCGGCGTACCACCCAAGAAACAAAGGAAAGAACATTACAATGAGATATTCCCCGCCACGGTCAATGTTCGAAATTGACCAGATTACGATGTAACCAGTGCAGGACAGGAATATTACAAACCCCAAAAAGCTACTTCGTCGACTCATGCTCACTCCTTCACTTTGACTCCAGCAGCGCGGATGTTTTCCTCATAAGCATCCATTCCATCACCGAAGCCATTGGAATAATCAACAGTAAACCCTTTGGCTAATGCTTCTCTGCTGTCGATAAACTTTGGCGCGGTTATTTCAATAGCTGCTCGAGATGCCTTCCACGCTTGCCAATACATCTCAACCATATTGGCGTATATTTTATTTTTAGGATCACATCCGGTGTAACTTTCAAACCATTCTTCAAACTGCTTTCTTGATTCGTCCATATCAATCCCCGTTATGACAGGTTAATTTTCACCCAACCCTTCCCACGCACATTTGCAACAAGCCCTTTCTTTCTCAGGTATTGTATACGGCGATCGATGGTTTCGATATACATTCCATTGCTCCGCCATTTAAGCCAGATATCAAAAACAGGTGTTGGTCTTTCACTCAGCATTGAAAGAATGTTTTGATCTAATTTTTCGTACTTGCTCACAAATACCCTCTCTCACTTAATCGCGCCCACGCTTCGTTAAACTCTTCTCGGGTTGCGCCGGATTTTCTTTCTTCAAACATCATGCATTCGCTGATGTCTCCCCATGACTTTGGTCGCTTTTCAGCGAACAGATCATCCCATTCGAATACCCAGCGTCCTGATTTTCGGTAGTGGTAAATGGTCAGCCATGTTGTGCTGTTCGCTGGATACCCATAGAGAACTTCGACTTTTTGATCACGGTCTTTATGCTTTTTCAGCAGGATAAAGCCAGCAACCAGCGAAGCTCCGGCAAGAATGATGATTGGAATTTGCCAGTCAGCCACACTTCCCTCTCCCCCAAATAAAAAGGCCTGCGATTACCAGCAGGCCTGTTATTAGCTCAGTGATGTAGATGGTCATCAGAATCCTCCTTTCTTCTTGGACTGCGGTTCCTCTCGTTCACGGCGGCGCATTTCAGCAGACTGTTGGTCTGTGTCATAAATAGCGCCATTTGCCTGAATGCAATACACCGTGCCGGTATTGCCATGACGATTGAGACGAAGGATTAGTTCGGTTTCTCCAGGTGGAACACTGTCATCAAAAGCACCTTCACGATGGATCCCCACCCAATAATCGCAATCCTGTTCAATCTGCCCTGTATCTCGTGAGTCACTTGGTAATGGGCGTTTATTGGTTCGGCTTTCCAATGCGCGGTTAAGCTGCGTCAGAAGCACAACAACGCAATCAAGCTCTTTGGCAAGGTTCTTCAGTCCTTTGGTGATCATGCCGTAAGCAAGGTCGTTGCGATCGGCCTTTTCAGCGGTCATTAGTGTCAGGTAATCGACCAGAATCATGCCAACACATCCTTTTTCTCGCTTGATTCGACGGCTTTCGCTGACGATTTGAGCCAGAGATAATCCCGGCGTGTCGTCGATGTAAAGCATGTCGATTTCACTCAAGCGATTGGCTGTTTCGATCGCCCTGTTGAAGTCACCATCGTAATCACCCTGATAGCCGTCATCAGCGTCATTTGTCGCCGGAAGGTAAAAAATATTCGGGTTAACACCTGACTTCTGTCCTACCAGTTTTTCCAGTATCTGGTCACCGGGCATTTCAAGGCTGAACATCAGAGCGGGCTTTTTCTCATGCACTGCGCAGTTGATTGCCATCTGGCTGTATAGCGTCGTTTTCCCCATCTTAGGGCGAGCGCCAATGACAAACAGAGAGCCTTTCACCAGACCTTTCGGTGACAGCATCCTGTCCAGCGATGGGATCCCTGTGCTCATTCCTCGTTGTTCGCCTGACGGGTCAAATCGCTTCTCAAGGTCGCTAACCCAGTCTTCCATGACCTCACCAAATGAACGAAGGCCGCGACGCGATCCGGTTTTTGCATGGTCTGTCAGATGCGTGAAAATCGCCTGAATAGCTTCGTACTTCTGCGTTGCAGTCATTCCGTTGCGGGAATAGAGCAATTCCGTCGCTTCAGTCATGCGGTTGATGGCGTAGCGTTCCATTGCGGTTTCACGAACCTGCATTGCATAGGCAACGATGTTTGCTGCGCTTGGCGTGTTCTTTGCGATCTCAGCGATATAAGCAAAACCGCCAACAGACGCCGTTAACGATTTACGCTCCAGTTCATCGAAAAGCGTCAGGCCATCTACTGGCTTTTGCTCCCGGTGCATTCTGGTTATTTCTTCGAAAAGGATTTTGTGTGGTCGGCTGTAAAATGAATCAGGCTTCAGCATCGCCAGAACTTTCTGTACGCGCTCACTGCTGTCATCATCCAGAAGCAATCCACCAATCACCGCCTGCTCCGCCTCGATGCTATGGGGCGGCGCATAAAAATTATCGGTCATCGTGTTCACCCTCACGAACTTTCAGGTAGGTATTGTCGTTAAGCAGGAAATCAAATCCCTTTTTGTGCCAGACGGTTCCGCGTTGATGGTTTGGGCGTTCTTCGAACATCCATCGGCAATTTTCGCCTACGTAGCTCAAATAATTTCTCCAGTCCTGCATCGTGAACCCATGCCCGTCAAGCTGGCGGGTTATCACTCCGGCTTTGCGCCAGAACGTTCGGATCTGGTTTTTACGCTTGTCATTCAGTGCGCGGATTCTTGGCGCTTCAGGAAGGATTTCGTGGTAAGCATCGACAACATCCTGACAGCTAACGGAAGGTTTTTTCTTGTCAGACTTTTTGTCTGCTGTGGCACTCTCTAATACGTCAGTATTAGAGATATTATTTATATTATTGTTTATGGACAACCGTTGGACAACCGTTGGACAATCTCCGCTGAGAGCCGCGCCATTACTGGTGTTTGCGTTGGACAACCGTTGGACAACCGTTGGACAATTTTTTGCCTGAAAATCGTCATATTTAACGATTGTAAACAGGCTAAATTTCTTCCCCATCGAGCAAATATTAAGCATCCCTTTCGACTCAAAAGTCCGTAATAAGCTCCGAACTTTGTTGTCGGGGATGAATGTTTCTCTGACCAGCGACGGGCGTCCAGTTATCATCTGACCGCGATCAACAGTTATCGGACCGATATCCGTATTGACGACAGTAGATTCGTGATTAGCCTTGAGGATTAAGTGAAGCCAAAGATGTACTGCCTGAGAGTCCTTATAGAGCCTGCTGTCCATAAACTGGCGGTGTATAGAGACATACCCCATACTGGATGCCTCCTGATGTTGTACAGGGTTATGCCTGTAATCAGCTAACTTAACGACGCCCATGTTTCACTCCTGCTTTGGCTAGTCTGTAAACACCAACAAGGCGCTCTGCGAACGCCCTGTTATTTGCTGCGGCTACCACTAATCCCTCAGGTGAATCAGGGTGTCGAATCTCTTCTTTTTCCTGGTATTTCTTACGACGTTTTGTCATAATTACTCCTGTGGATTGATCCAGTAATGACCTCAGAATTCCATCTGGATTTGTTCAGAACGCTCGGTTGCAGCCGGGCGTTTTTTATTGGTGAGAATCGAAGCAACTTGTCGTGCCAATCGAGCCATGTCGTCGTCGACGACACCCCATTCAAGAACAGCAAGCAGCATTGAGAACTTTGGAATCCAGTCCCTCTTCCACCTGCTGATCTGCGACTTATCAACTCCCACAGCTTCCGCTGTCTTCTCAGTTCCAAGCATTGCGATTTTGTTAAGCAACGCACTCTCGATTCTTAGAGCCTCGTTGCGTTTGTTTGCACGAACCATATGTAAGTATTTCCTTAACAAATAAGAAGTTATGCGCATCAACTTATGCGCGTTGTATTCCCGCATTTCGGCGGGAATGAGGACCATGACTGTTAAAGAGCGGTGTTACTATTTGTTTTTCTTGTTGCTTGGGAAAGGACGAACTTCCTCTCCAATCACACTGCCATCAGGCTTTACCGTAACCATGATGTTACGGCCTGCCAGAATGGCCTTGCTGATAGCGCACTGGATTACACCAAAGTCACTGGCTGCTTTAGCCTGTCCATGGATTTTGGCGTAATCGGCAAGTGTCATTCGAATCATATGCACTCTCCGTTATTAACCATGAACAAAGAATACTACAGGTATTCAAAGCAATCAATACTCAGGGTATTTTTAGTTTAAGTACCTTAGCTATTAGAATTAAGCTATGGAAAATAAAAAATCACTGACGACAGAACAGCTGGAAGACGCTAAGCGGCTTAAGGCTTTGTATGAGTCAAAAAAGAAAGAATTGGGAATAACCCAATACTCAATCGCTGATGAACTGGGTATCACCCAAGGAGCGGTAGGGCATTATCTTAATGGCAGAAACGCGCTAAACGTTGAGGTTGCATCTGGTTTTGCACGATTGTTGCAAGTATCAATTGCTGATTTTAGCCAGTCAATTGCTGCCAAGGTTGCAGAACAGGCAGAAAGCCTTAAGAGCGATGCCAACGTAAGGTATGCAGGGGAATACAGAGCAGGAAAGAGGTATCCGGTGTTAAGCAGTATCCAGGCTGGCTCGTGGTGTGAAGCATGCGAACCATACACCATTAAAGACATAGATGTTTGGCTTGAGTCTGACGCGCATATTCAAGGTAATGCGTTCTGGCTTAAAGTGGAAGGTGATTCAATGACGGCACCGGTTGGGTTAAGCATTCCAGAGGGAACATTCGTTCTTTTCGATACCGGAAGGGAGGCGATCAACGGCAGCTTGGTCATAGCAAAACTTTCTGACTCTAACGAAGCAACATTCAAGAAGCTGATAATCGACGGCGGAAATAAATACCTCAAGGGACTTAATCCTGCATGGCCTCTCGTGCCAATCAATGGAAACTGCAAGATTATAGGCGTTGCAATTGAGACAAAACTAAGGCTGGTTTGA